TGGATACATACCAATCATTATCAATCAAAACGATTTTTGTTCGTATATTACGATTTCGTTTTCTGGATTATGATTCGTGTTTATTTGGCATTAGATGAGATCAACTCTCTCATCCAAGTAAGGCTCACTGGGCCTTATTTGTTATAGGTTCAGCGTTCAAGAAACGCATTGCCCACATAGAATTCTGGATTTTGTGGGACAGGGTTGACGGAGTTGGTGTCAACCAGCCTCATTCACTATATGTTCGTAGGCTAGTGAATGGACTTTGAGTAATGCCAACATGTCTCTCGAGGAGACATGTCCAGTATTGGACTTTAAATTCATCTAATGGCGGGTTGCGACAGATTATGCATGGCCCAGATCGGTTCAAGCGAGATTTCGGCCGACTGCGGTACTGAGGGCTTAGGAACTCAAAACGTTAACGATTTCCCAAATCGATTAACGAAATCTATACATAATCGTTTTAATTATTTGCGAAGAAAATTTTCACAATATCGTAAAGAACGCCGTGAATATAAGATGGGTAAAATTAATCCAGTATATCTATCTTCTAGTGATAAACGTGAGGATCTACAGAAAGACAAAGTCGTTATACCAAATGATTCTGTAGCAGCTGTTGAAAACATGTTTCAAGTTTTAATAGATGAGGCTGACGGTGTTGGAGATCAGGAATTGGCTGATACTCTTTCACAAGATCCAGGCACTCTCAATAATCAGCAACTTAACGAATATCACTTTGTGGCTAAGAAACAATACCACAAACTACGAAATAATGAAAAATGTTACAAACAAAATAAATTACTTTTCGATAAAGTTACACCGTTAATGTTAACTCCCATAATAGAACAAAATGAGGCTGTTGATGATGAAGTCTTTTGTGATATGACTGGCACTCAAACAGAGACGGAGACTAGTGGAACGCAGACTGTGGAAAGTTCAGAATCTGAAGATGTTAAAGATCTTTTATTTAGACCACCAAAACGAACTACTATCAACAAGATTGTTAAAAATGTTAAGTATTATAAAACATTCTCTAAATTGTATTATCATTTACGTTGTAAATATTTTATGAAGACTAGAGAAATTGGCTTAATTAATAATCTTGTTACAGAAGCTCGAATTTGGATGAAATCTAAAGATTTTTCTTGTGATAGTGAACTTGATTATAGTATTCTAACATCTGCAGTTATGTGTGCCTTTTGTGTTGATAGTAATGAATTGGAATTTAGATCTTATATGAAAGACCCTACCAATTTTGATAACATGATTCATTTAAATAAGACTTTGTCGGGTGATCTTGGTAAATCGTATGGTAAGCTCCTCGGGAAATACCGGGAGACTTCTTTAGCGGGAAGTTTCTTACCCAGTTTACGAATGCCAGGTACCATAAATATGGCACCTTAGAGGGGCTTATGGATTCACCAAGCGTATTGTATGGGATATAATAAACCCAAGCTCGGCCCATACCAACATAATACTCTTGTTGTGAAAGATAGTACCATAGGCACCCTTAATCATAAGCAAGCTAAGTACATACAGTTCATCAAATTCAACGGATTGGAAGAAAATTTCTATTTTAATAAATGTTGTTGCAATGAGATTAATGCTATAATTAAGCGCCATTGTTTGGGTTATATTAATGATCCAGAGAATGGTAACGAGTACGATTTTGAAGTACTTAGACATGAAATTTCGATTATAGCACAATCTTTCAAGCCATATTTTATTAATTATAGAAAGTTGCATTTTGGTGAGGTAATATGTAATACTCGCTTATGTATTAGAAAACGCTATATTCGAGCACGCACTAATTTAGTTAATAATAGAATTAATTTACAACCAATACATAGTAATATCAAATCTTTTATTAAATTTGAGAAAATGGATATTGAAAAATTAGTTGAAGGAAAACCTCCTAGATTGATACAATATCGTAGTTATGAATATCTCTATTTGCTTAAATCTATGTTATGCCCCTATAGTTTGTTTATTAAAGAAAAAGGAAATCATATAATTGATAAAGAGACTGAATATGTACAAGATTTGAATGAAATATTCACTAAAACAATGACTTTTCCTGAAATGGCTACTGCTCTTAGGAAATCCTTTGATGAAGTCACTGATTGTGTTGTTTTGTGTATAGACCATTCAAAATTCGATGGACATATCGTCTCTGAATTACTTGAAATAGAACAAGGTTTCTTTAGTGAGGTAATAGGTGATCCAAATTTAAGTAGCCTGTTATCTCATCAAATCAAAAATAGATGCATGACACAGAACGGTATTCGTTATAATACCATAGGACACCGCATGTCTGGGGAATATAATACCAGTGATGGAAATTCTATATTGAATTATGGTATGTTGCGATGTTTTCTAAGGTATTATAAATGTAAACGATTTAGAATACATGTGAATGGAGATGACTCATTAATTATGATCGAATACAATGATTATAAACGTCTCATAAATGTTTTCGATAAAGATAAAATTGTATACTTTGAACGTTTCAATATGGAAACTAAACTTGATCGAGTTTGTTTTGATTTTAGAAAACTATCATATTGTCAAATGTCACCAATTAGGATAGACAACAAATGGACTATGATTAAAAATCCTTATAGATCCATGTCCCGATTTGCATATGCTCCTTTTAAATATCTACAATGTATTAATAGATACATTGCTGGTATTAGTTTATGTGAGTTGGCTGTTAATGTTGGCGTGCCTATTGTTCAACAGTTCATTTTATACAATTTATCTCAATCATTAGTAAAACCTTTAGGAAGCGTTGATAAAATCCCCGCACGGCTTTCGACCAATTCCATAAGAATCATGGATATTAGTTATCAGACACGACTTGACTTTGAAGAAGCATTTGGAATTAATATTTCTGATCAATTAAATGTAGAAAAAGAATTGGAGGGGATTACTAGTAAATCATTGAATTTACAAGCGTATTTAAAACAGTATCAAAATTTTCATAATAATTAATTTCCCAAGTTAATAAAATGAACAATTCACAAAAACCAAAACAAAAGAAAAATAATATTAATAATAATAATAATAATAACAATAATCAACAAAAGAGAAATAGGAATCCGCGTAGACGAAGACCTAGACAACTTGTTGCAGCTGTTAGGGATACTCATACTATAACAACACAATTACAAAAATCATTTAAAAAGATGGTTGTCAAATCTAATCCTTATCTAGATTCTCGATTGTGCTGTTCTTATATAGTATCTCCACCTAGTATACC